TACACCCGGGTGGCGACCGTGGAGTCAAACAACCGACTCACACTGTCATCACCACCCTTGACACCCATCTGCGCAATTGCCTCGGGATGGCATAACCCCATTTCTCGTAGGATTATGTACTCCGATGCCCAATTGACGATGGTGTTGCCCACACTAGTGCAGCCCGAGCCAGACAAGCGGCCTGACCCGTTGTTATACCAGCACCGGAAGCGAGTGCGTATGTTCTGGTACAACGTATCATCGAACAAACCAGCGAGCTCATCAGCGAATTCCACACGGAACATGGACAAGTAAATGCTCTTTTCCAAGTGGCGCAGAAATTGCCCAAGGGTACCATCGAACCTCGAAAAGTCCAACTCCCCCAGGACAATATTCTTAGACGCAAGTTCACAGATTAGATCGACGACTTCCGTAGGTTTCCTCCCGAATGCATACCACCGTGTTGTGGTCTTCAGCACTCGCGACACCACCTTCGTATAACAAAGGTAGCGTACCACATGTCTCTTATCGACATTGGATATATTCCGTGGGTCTTTCGTCTCAGGGTAAGCCTCATTCTTCTGGAAGGATCGCCAGAGGAGGTTGGCTTTCTCCAAGTCACACGCGCGTCCGTAGTCGCCCCCTTTACGGCCCCCATACTCAGCGAGTAGAAGGTCGAAAGAGAGCGGCACAAGGTCTGCGCCCAATGCCCGGAAATATGAGAGGATGTCTGGAATATACTTGTCATAGTCATGTGGTCTCTCGCGCGCTCGCACGTCATTGATGCGTTTCTCAATGACAATTTGGTCCGCAGCAGGACCATGCCGCGGAACGAACGCGCCGTCAATTACGGGGTTGCAGCTAACACTACCGGAAACCTTCCCGACATCAATGGGCCGGTCAGAGAGTACAGGAGAGTAAAACCGCGGTTGATCCCCACGTGCATTGAACGCGGGCACAAGGTCGCGTCGGGGTTCCATCTGAAGAAACATGGCACGAAGCTGGTATGCATTACGTTTACCGACAAGA